CTATGATTTGATTGACAATCCCTCGGATGGTATTCTTGACACCCAGGAATGTATTTTCAAATCCTTTTTTGATTGAGTCCAGCGCGGTAGTGAATCCGTTTTTGATGGGCGTTACGACGTTGGTTTTAAACCATTCACCCGCCGCGCTCCATATTGATTTTATAATCTCCCAAACCTCACCCGCTTTTTCTTTGACCAAATCCCAATTTTGTATGAGCCAAACTATTGCGGCAATTAGAGCGATGATACCTAGTACCACCAATGCAATTGGATTGAGAATAAAGAATAAAATCGCGGCGGCTATGGCTATGATTGTAACGAGGGTTTGAAAAGTTTCTTGATTGTTTGCAATCCAATCGTTCAATTTTTCAAAGTTTTCTATCACCCATTCCAAATATTGAATTAACAAATCCGCCGTCCATTCAGCAAGCGGCTTTAAGAAATGTTCCCATAACCATTCGCCCAATGGTTTTAATGCAATCAAAACATTGTTAAGAAATTCTGCCGCCTTTCCAAGCAAATCTAAAAACCTAGGTACTGCCTCAGTAATAACCCATGTTCCCAAAGGCACGAGAATATTATCCCAAGCCCACTTCAAACCTTCCCAAATGGTTTTACCTAATGGCTCCAGATTTTTTTTCAGTCTGTCAAACGCATCAATCACAGGTTTCAAGAACGCGAGTAATTTATCTTTGAATTCCTGTACGCTTTTCAACAACGCTGGGTCAATCGCGGGCAATGGAGAGACACCTCCACCCGCACCGCCTCCACCACCGCCGCCTGCATCTGGTTCGGCTTCAGGTGTTGCCAGTACGTTGATTTGGTCAAACGTAGCCAGCGCGCCTTTCGCTTCTTTCGCGGCTTTCTTTACCGCGCCGCCCGCGCCGCTTGCACTTTTCGCAACGCCTGACATGCCCGCCTGAAAACCAAACAACGCACCGATGATTTGTGCCACGATGGTAAACAATGTCGTTAACCATTGCACAACCGTGATGATAAATGGAATCAACGGGGCAAACGCTGTAATAATTAATTGAACGAACGCACCTTTGAGCGCGCCGAATGATTCGGATAATGACTTGACACTCCCGCCGATGGAGGATGACATTAAATCAAACTCACCTACAACGCTACGGATACCATTGATAATTGAGCCACCAATAAATGCCGCGCCTAATGTCTTGGCTACGCCCATAGCCGCGCGCAATACACCGCCCAAAGAGTTTGAAATACTTTTAATGCCTGTATTCAAACCTTTTGCGTCTACGCGTGTGTCAATTTTGATTGTGCCGTCAAAACCAGCCGCCATTAGTGTTTCCTCACGAGGCTCATAAATCTAGCCTCCGCTTCTTTTTCTTCCAGTGTGCGAGTGTCAATATCAGGGACATCAAATAACTCGCCCATTTCACGCGCCGCCGCGCGCTCCTCTTTTGTTGCCTTGCCTGTTTTGATTCGTTTGCGAAGTGAGATTAATTGACAAAAAGTAGTCTCGCTCCCTAAGTCCATAAACAGCGCAAGAAAAATCCACCAATGCAGATTATCTTTATTCAAATCCACACCATGCGTTTGTTTGAACGCGGCATAAATAAAGTTTGCATCCTTTGAAAACGAGTACAGGCGCAAACCCGATTCATTTTCCTCTTCATCACTTTTACCACCATTCAAAAACTCATTGGCCTTTAACAAAGCATACTCAGTATAGGTTGGTAAGATTTGATAAATATTCGTGAGCAAGATGATTTGCTTTTCCTGTGGCGTAAGTTCGTTATCTTCAAACGCCATGATGACACGCAGACATGAGCGAAAATCAGAATTGATTTTATAATCCCTGTTCTCTATTGTGATGGTTTCAGGGAGTACATCAGTGAGGATGTTTATCTTTTCTTCGCTTTCGGATTGGTATATTTTTCAAGTTTTGCCACGCGACTTTTCTGAATGAATGGCGTAATGCCTTCAAAGAACTGAGTGAACATATCCAATTGCAACGCATCGCCAAACACGGTTTGAGATGTGCCCGCGCCGAACAATTCATCTATCTTTCCGCGAATATACACACAAGCGTCATTCATTAGCGCAAGTCGTTCATTGAGATTTACAGGCAGTCCATTTTCATCCTCTGCCATTTGCGCTTCAATGGATTCAGCGCGCGTTTTGTATTCAAGTAGTTTGGTTTGAAAATCACCAATGAGCCTGTAAAATCTTTCGGCAAATGCTACGTCCGAAGGATTGAAAACAAGCACGCGCTTTTCGTCACCGTTGATTGCAATCCGCTTTTCGCCTGTACTAATTTGAAGAGAGTCCATAAAACCTTTCAAACAGCCCGCTGTTTAGAACGGGCTGTTATGAATTATGCAAACGAGTTGCCTGAAACATCGTACAAGCCAATCGTAGACGGTCCTCTAAAATTAACCGTGAAGTTAATCTTATTGGACACGCCGCCGTCACCGCCGAACGAGTCAATCTGAATCGCTACGGGTTGCAACTCAGCGGGATATTGATCGCCTGATACGGGTGTTTCATAGAGATACACCAAGAGCGCATCTGTTTCAGCCGCGGCTAATACCGCGCGGGTTCGGCGTAAGTTATCCACAAACTCAAATACCGCATCGCCATTGATCGCTGTTGCTTCAATTGGCATGTTGGGCGCGTAACGCTCCAGACTGGTAGTAGCCGAATCCTGATGGATGTACGTCTCGGTCGTTGATTCGGGATTGTAGTTAACCGTACCTGTGGTAACACCATCACCCACGAGACTCCATGTCGGGGAACCGGCGGGGGTGGTATCAATAAACAATCGAAATTCACTTCGTTTAATTTTTGCCATGTTTTATTTCTCCTATAGCCTGATAACCGCGATGGTGACGGATGTTCCCACCGTCCAATCCAAATAAACTTTGCCGTCTGTTTGGTTGTAATACTGCAACGGGAAGGGACCAATCACCCGCTCGGATGAAGTGCCAATGCTCACGGATAAATCCGCAACTGCCAACCCGTCAATCGTGATCGGAGTAGGTACGGTCAATACCGTTGAACTGCCTCCCGTTTTGACGTGAATATATGTGCGTTCGTCCACATTCAAAAACTCATTCCCGTTGGGTTGATCTACCGCGCCGTAAGTGGGAGTTAATCCCGTTCGGCTGATTTGTTGTGATGATAAAGTCGTTCGTGCCATATTGTTTTTCTCCTATGGTTGCTGTTCGTAAACCAAGCGACAAGCGATTTGATAAATTCCTGTACTTGATTCGCCTTGTTGATAGATAAAGCCCCAATTCGTAGCCTCTATATCGGTTGCTTTTTTCTTTGCATCTAATACAGGCAGATTGCCATTTTCGGTTTGCTCTTCAAACCACGCGGCAAGGGCTTCATAAAATCCGCTGTTCTCAATTCTTTCCAAGTCATCGGCGGTTGATTCGGTGGATTGAATCACAAACGGGAATTCGCGCACCGTCCCGCCATTGATATAACGCTCCAAAATCCGTGCGCCTGGTGTGGGTATAACTGCATACTGAGTACCCGTTGTCCCTAGAAAATCCACCAACACCGGCGCGCCGCTTGCCAAACTCGGATATGTTTTGATGAATGCGCGGATTGATTCGATGATACTCATTTGCGACCGCCCGCAATTTTACGCGCGCCCGTGATAATGGTTTTACCGTGCAAGGCTTTCATGCGCTCGAACCAATGCGGACCACGCGCCCCGCCCGTCTGACTGCCAACTTTGCGGCGGCTATAATATTGACTTCGAGCATACGGCGCAATCCATTGAACTTTTCCAGAGCCAACATCCGTACCCAGAATACCCGTTTTGATTAGCGTACCTGTTAACAGGGGTATGAATGGCTCACACAAACGCAATACCTCCGAGTCAACAAATGTTTGTGCCTGTGAATAACGTCGCGTCCATTTGGGCGCAAAATTGGCGTTGAACTTTAATTCGGCTTTGCCGTTCGCACCGATAATGATTTTGCCTTGTGGAGTTTCGATAACGGGCGCGCTCATTTGCAACCTACCTGCCAATGCCGCATATAACCAGAGCCTTGATCCATTGCGTCAACAGATGTAATCATTACAACGCTATCGTGCGCCGCTCGTAGCGCGGTCATCGTAAAAGCGTCTGAGATTTCATCGGTGACAATCCCACGCACAATGATGTCACCTTCTTGCAGTGTCCACAAGTCATTTTTATTGCTCATGCCCTGCCATTCTTTTGGCGGTAAATATCCATCACCACTTGCAAATGGAATGAACACAGTTGCGACATTCGAGGCGAGTTGTCCAGAACCAGAACCGCTTACCGCTTTGGTTGCCTGCCAAACAACATCATAGATTTCATTGCGCCAATATTTCTCGGCGCGGTTTTCAATGTATTTGTTATAGATCGTGATGTCGCTATTCGGAATCACTCGTACCGCCATACTCGCCAGCGTAGAAGCCAGCGAATAGTAATGTAGTATTGGCAAGCCACAATTTTGCAACGCTCTCTAATTTAGACTGATTTGATTTCATCCGTGAGGAGTTTGCAGAGAACGATACTGAGTATTGCCCTTGTGATTCAGATGCAATCCCATCAGCGCCATTGGCATAATCCTGTTTCTGCAACTCCTCCGCAAGTGCACACATGGCAAGTTTTATCTTGTTCACTACATCAGGCAGGGTTTCATCGGCGGCGCGGTCAAATGTAATTTGATCTATGACCGCGCTTGCGCGTAATGCCAGTTGCGGAAAGGATGTTTCGGCTATGGCAGAGCCAAGATAAGTATTTGTATAGAATATGTAATCAGCGTATGCCATAGCCGAATTCCTTTATTTCTTTGCCTTTGGCGTGTTCACTACTTTAACTGCCTCAGCATTTTTATCCTCAGGTGTGATAGATACAATTTCTTCAACAGGTGCAACCGTTTCAATGGGCATATCTTCAACTACTACTGAGTACCCTGCGCGCTTGTAAAAATCAATCTCGCTTTCCGGTATTTCAATAGTAATTCCACCATTGCGTACTTTAATCATAGTTCACTCCTTTACGCCGAAGCGATACCTTCCACATAGTACAGATAGCCGGTGAGTTTTCCACTCAGTAGCGCTTCGACTGCCACTGTGCAGGTGATTTCACGGGCGGCGGTGCATTTGACCGATGTACTTTCGGGAGTGTTTGCCTTGGGAACAATCGCCTTACGTCCAACAGTGGAGTACGGCGCGCCAGAGACGGCAGCGGCGCTGATAATGTCATTTGCCGCCTGGACACTAATTGCGATTGTCCCTGCGTCGGTAGCATCGCTGTCAAATTTCGTGTTGACATCAATAAACCCGCCAACCACGATTGCGTGGATAGGCAAAGTTACGCCAGTGCCATGCGCGCCGATTGGGCGATTCGCGGCAATGCCTGCGTCAAACTCAAAACGAGCAACGCGCATCACGCCGAGACCAACAGCATCGCCACCAATAAGCGGCTCGAGCGACTTGAAATTATCATCACAGTCTTTGAGCCAACCAGCAGGTGATAAATCTTTTAATTGAGGCATGTTTTGTTTCTCCACAATGGGAGGGAGTATTTCATCCCTCCCCGTATTGGTTAGCTGTTCTTGATGTGAGCGTACACGCCGTCAACATGGTTGTCATAGACAAATGCGTCATGATACAGTCGGTATTGGAACAAGTGAGCATCAGCAGTATGATTAACTTTATAATCAATACCCATTCCGTAAAGCATGGCATTTGTAATATCGTTAGCAGCTGATCTTCGAACTGAAGAATGCATGTTAGCTTCTCTGTCAGCCAAAGCCTTAGCTAAATCTTTTTCATAAGAATCTATTGTATTTGGGGGCTCAGAGAAAGGACCAGTTTCCATTTTAGGAGCTGGTGTTGAAGAAGGGAGCATTCCAGACAAAGATACTTTTCTAGAATAAGAATTTAAATTTGATGCAGCAGGAGCCCTAGAAGGTTCCGGCGCGGGACTTCCTTGTATATTAAAATAAGGCGGTGTTTCGGGACTAAATTCTTCACCAGGAAGATCTGGGTCTTAAAGACTTTAACGAAAAAGTCGCACTTCCCGGAAAAGCTTTGGGCTCTGAGAAATCTAAATCAGACCTTCAAATGCAAGGTTCTCTTAATGATCCCAACAGCGCGGTTTCCGCGTCTTATCGTATGGGAGCTAAACAATTACTTGGCAACTCTATCTCTGATGAAGCTTTAAGTAAGCTCTCAGCAGCTCAAATTCAAACTGTTCTAGGTGACGATTTGGCTGGAGTTTTAAATAATGTTGAAAATAGAAAAGCTAGGGATCAACAGTTTAAACTTCAAATGGAAGATCGAGAATTGGCTAGAGAAGATCGAAGATTGGCTCGCGAAGATGCTAATGAATCGAAGGCTAAAAATAGATTAAACGACGATACTATGAAATGGGCTAAATCTTTAAATGATAGCGCTGCTTTCAAAAGATTCCAGGCTAACGAAGAAGTATATATTTTCGCAGATAAACTTGCTAGGGGCGAAATTGACCCCGATGGTGTCAGTGACGCAGCATTAGTACTTCAAGCGATTAAATTAGCACAGGCCGATAGTTCAGTAGTTCGCGAATCAGACCAAAAGCTCTTTAACAAAGTTGGCGGTATGATGCAGGACGCAAAAGCAATTCAGCAAAAATTTGCTGGCGGAGAAAGTTTAACTAAAGACGTTCGCAATGCTTATGTTGAATCAATCAAACACTTCAGAGACCAATTAGGTCGCGC